TGTTACCGCAGGATGTGGATTAAACCGACCTCCAAAAATTTCACGAACGTACATTTTCGCAACACGTTTTGCTGTATCACGAGTGTTATGATCATTCTCTGTATCTATTACAAGTGCATCTAGAACAGTTTGAAATGCTTCTCGAACTTCTTGTTCTAGTTGTTCTTTCTCGTTTTCATAGATATGTTTGCTAATATTATCATTAGCATGAAATCTAATTCCTGCGTCCTTTAGTCTTTTTCGAATTTGTGTACTTACTTTTCCCAATATATTTCTCCGATGTTAAGGCAGGGGATTGCCATACTTTAATATACTATAATACAGTATATTTAGGTTCTTGTCAAGTATTTTAGAAATGTTTATTAGCCATTTCAAGCATATCATTATACTTGGCAATCAATTCTATTTCCGTGCCTAGAGTAGCAATCATATCCGGATGGTCTGCCACGCCAACAGTATTATTGAGTAATACCTCAACATTAGCTACTGACTTTGCAATCTGTCCTTCCATGTGTGCCTTAAAGGCGGTTAATAGTTTTTCTCGCATTGTTTTCTCCTTATAAGTTGTTGTTACTAAATTGAGACGGAAGATACTCCAAAGCAATCATGCGATGAATCTCTTTCGAGTAGTGCTCATCATCAACAGTATGTTTTTGAATATCAATCCGTTTATTCTGTGAAAACCATTCTTCAACAGAATCCTTTGCTACTTGAATACTGTCAAAATTGAAATAGTCATTCATTTTGTCAGGGATCCAAGTATGTTTGTTTAAGCCAAATAGTTTTAATTCGGCTCCATATTCCTTACAGAGTGTTTGTAAAATATATATTTCTTTTAACCATTCTCGCTGTGATTTCAGGCTCATGATTTCTAACCATGTTTTACCTTCCATATAAGTGATTTGGCGTAAATTAGGTTCAAGCCATTGAAAGCGAGGGTGGTGAGTTATGTTAATGTTAACTGTATTTACATAATCTTTGGCTCTAATTTGATGTGGAGCATCAATCACTCTGAAGTTAGGATTATCACTATCTCTTACTTCTACGTGCTTTGTCCAACAATCAATTTTTCCTTTAGTTGTTTCGTGCTTATATAATGCCTCTAAAGGAATCATATGTTCGTAATCTGATGGATTAATAGCTGTTACACGAAAACGATTCCAATAAGTATTTTGTACTATAACTTCTTTAATATCATTATATTTTTTAAAAAGAAAAGATAGCCACTCGCTGTATTCATACCAACCGATTCCTATTCTTGCAAAGATTACACCGTCAGCATTCTTACTATTAATATATTCTTCTGCCCAGTTATTCTTCTGCCATCTTCCGGCAAAAGGCCAGTTCTCTTGTGTTAACGGAACATCGTCACCTGGAGCATTCTTAATATTATATCCTGCTGTATGACTACAACCTAAAGCGGCAATTCTCATTCAAATAATCTCATTTGTTTAGAGTCGTCGTCTTTTGGATCTCCAAACTCTTTCCAGTCTTTTTTATAGTTCCCCTTGTCAGGAATAGCATGACGTACTCCGCCTGTAGGATCAGATACATCAGCTTTACGTCTAGGAATTAAATGTACATGAGCATACATTATAGATTGTCCTGCTTCACGACCAACGTTTTGCCCAATGTTATAAGCATCACAATATCCTTTTTGTACCCAATCATAACCCCATTGGTAGGCGGCTTTATAGCATTTTGCTAAATGTTCCCAATCTTCTACTTTAGGAACAAATAATAAATGTCCTTCAGTTACTGGATACTTGTCTTTATATACAACAAAGTCTTTAGTATCGACGAAAGGTTTACTATTTAAAGCCCAAACGGTTTCTTCAAGTTTCATTTGCATCTCCCTTTTCAACTTCAAGAACTTCACCTAGTCTTACGGCGAAATTCGACCAGCCACCGTACCTAACGGTTGGTTGAGGTGTGTCCATCCAGAAGCCGTTGACCTTACGCCAAACAGCCCCGCAATTCCATCTAGTCGCGGCCTTAAATTTAATACGGTCTCCAACTTCTAGTTTCATTTATCATGCTCCTCTACCCATTCAAGTATGTTCATCATTGTATGTAATCTCTTACGGGCATCGTTAAGGTTAAGTGCTGGTACCCACGCGGTACCTTTATTTTGTTGCATTTCTAACATAATATCCTTATGCTCGTCACGTTTTGAAAATTGAATAACGTCTGCTGTTTTAAATTTTAAAACGAAAACTTCTTTTTTCTTTTTAAACGGTATAACATTAGTCATCTCTATATGCACCAACGTTTTCCCAAGGATATACTAACCATACATCTTCTTCAGCTTTGTTTACTTCGTGACACCAATAATTAACACCTTGAAATTCACTTGATAAGTTTTCAGTTAAAACTGCAAAGCGAACATTAGTACATTGATCATTAAGACACCAATCATGACTAATCCATTTAAAAGTAGCACCTGAATCATTAATATCATCTACTACTAAAATATTTTTTCTTTTTGCGACAGCATCTTCAGCCATCCATGTATTAGATTCATTTTTTCTAGCATGATCACGTAAAGCAACCTTTAATGATTCACATCTAATATCTAGCATATTGCTTAATATCGCCGCTGGTATATTACCCCCTCTTGTAATTCCAACTATGTAATCGGGAACCCACATATCTTTATACATACCAAGTACAATTTGTTTGCACATATTTTCTATGTTAGTCCAACTATAATAATGTTTTTTAACCATTTATAATCCTTATTTTATTTTGTTGTAATCCTTCTCCACTATCATGTGGACCCAGGCCTTCTTCTTTAATGTTCGTTTGTCTTCTTTTTAATGTTTCTTCTGTAACAAACTTTAAAGCAGGTGTAAACCGTTGCTTATGTCTAAATCCTGTTGCAGTATGTAACATAGTGCTTGGAAACGTAATAATACGCCCAGGTATAGGTGCTACTGCATAAATCATTTTTTTAGCATCTGTAAAAAGTTTTGTTTCACCACCATCGTTAATATCCCAAAATTTATTTGCATAATATATTAATGTTATTGCTTCAGGAGTATCATCATCGTTATGATACAAAGCATTTTCATTTGGTGCAAAGAAATTACAAGAAGATTTCCAAAGTGCTAACTTGTTAACTTCAGGACAATTCTTTTCACAAAATTCCCATAAAAATTTAAAAGTTGCAGTATTTGTTATTCCTTCACAAGCCATTCCTGTTGGAACAGGGTTCTCTACATTATCATAAGCCCCAAAAGTAAATTTTAAATTTGCACATTCTGTTTCAAGTTCTTTTATTCTTTCACTTGAAAAAGCCTCGTCATAAATTTTAAGTCTGCCATCAATGTGACTACCTACTATCATACTCCGTATTTTTCCTTTAAATACTGTTCGTTATTAATCCATTCACCGTTTCTTATAAATCCCCAGTCTTGTTGTTTTTGTCCCATAAAGAACAAACTCCAACACGGTATTTCGTTACCGTCTGTATCTTTTTTAAGTTCTAGTCTATGTAAAGATTGTGCTTTACAAAAACGAAAATGTCCTGGGCCACGCCAAAATTTACCTTCAGGTGTGTGTTCGTAATATCCACCTTTTAAAATAATCGTAAAATAATCCCATGGATGATCATGTAAGTCATCTAAGTCGCTAACTAAAATTTTATGTAACGTGAGGTTAAACGGAAACCTTTTTCTATCTTTTAAAAACAAATAATACCTAACCAAATACGGAATTTTATTATACCGATCATATATAACTCGTTTTCTATTTTTAAACAGACCCATCATTTTGAGGTTCCTCGTATGTATAATCATCTTTAACTAGATCATAGACAGTTTTAAATTTTTCATATTGGATCTTGAGACCAGGATATTTTTTAATCATATCTTCAATAATTACTTCTGATGGCCAATTGTCAAATGTCTGTCTCTGCCATTCAGTTCCTAAAGCATTATTATCTATGTTTATATTAATAGGTGTACTAGGTGCTGTTACAGTACCATAGTTTGTACTAGCATCAAATGATACAGTATAACTAGAATCAGATTCTCCTGCTATAGCCGGAGTAGTATCATATGATATTTTAAACGGCTGGTTTGGTAATGTTTTTGTATCAATTGTCATTTGCAATTCCTTAAGCACACATATAGTTTCTGACCGCTAAAGAAGTCTGCTTTTAATTTAGCAACCTGTTTTTGCACTAAAGGAATGTAGTCGTCATAGTTTTCTATATAATCTCTAATTCTTTCTGTGATTTTTTCTTTATGATGTGTGTATGCTTTAAATGAAGCTGTCCATTCAGATGGATATTTGAATTCGTCTAAACCCATTTCTTGGTAGCTTAATCTATCTGGTACCATTGGTATAGTATCAACTAACGCACCTTCGTACCAACTTATACCTAATGTTTCTTGTAAGTTAGCACTAAACACAATTTTAGCACGACCTAACAAATTATGATATTCATTTTTTGTTAATTCTTGGTCTTGACATACTATAAATTCATAGTCTGGCAATTGTGTTCTTAGGTCTCTAAATATGTCTGGTTGTTTTTCTGGTGCAATTCTATGTGGGAAAAGAATTAAATTTTCTTTTGGCATATTTCTATAAGAGTCTAAACTGTTAGCTAGATACTCCATAGGCCAGCCTGTACGAATTATTTTACTTGGAGATGCATTTTTAAAACTTTCAAGAAACATATCAATATGGAATTTTGTTGCATAAAAGTTTTGATCATATGTTTCAAACATAGATTGTTCTGCAAATCTACACCAAGGTGCATCGCCGATTAATCTACCTAAAAAGTCTGCTGGATCATAACTACCGGCGTGCCACATACCACCAATTTTAATTTTTATACCTAGCAACTCTGCCATATACTTTAATTGTATAACAGTAGGATTCCATGCGTCTGTATATAAGAAGTAGTCACCATCTTTAACTTCTCCTTTACAAAACATTTCACCTATTTGTTCTAGTTGTTTACTTTTGTAAACATTGGTACCACCAAAGTTAAGAAAAGCCCCAGGCGTTGTAGCCTGAGGAGTTTCTCCTCCACTAATTACAACAACTTCTTCTCTTGTAGCTTTCCGTAGTTGTACGGGTAGATACTCCTTCCATTGCTTGGTGTATCTAGTATCAACTGCTTCTATGTCTACAATATAAATTGTCATTGTTTTCGTTTATTCCTTCTAAAGCGACTTCTCGCTTGGCGTTCTTTTCTAGCCTTCTCAGGATCTAAAAATGCCTGCCAAACTTTAGACTTTTTATTATACAAGTCTCGCTCATCGAACTTGTATCCTTCAAAGCGACAAAAGTCGCGTAACTTATCAAGATCATCAAAGATCTGCACTACGTCGGGTCGTTCCGCAAAGTAGCCCACGATGTTTTCTCCTTCATCTAGCTATGTGCATATTGAATATGGCAACCGTTTTCGCCATCTTCAGAAATGTCAATGTGTACTGTTCTACCTGGATAACGGCTATTAACTTTTTCATATAAGTCATCGGCCATCATCTCACAAGATTTGTAGTCTACATTTAGTTCCCCTTCATATAGTTCCTCCAACCATCGTTTAAATTGTATAAATTCGATATCCCTATCATCATGGAATACATCGATCGCTACTTTAAAATGAAATGTATGTCTGTGTGGGTATCCTAAAAAGGATACATCAAACTTATCTCCAGTAGCTAATTTTGGGTCATCAAGTGCCGCAGGATACTTATGTATCCCTTCTTTGCGGAACGTAACCCATATCATACGTTTTGCGTTTCGTATGCGTTTCTCGTCTGCTTCTTTTTTCATATTTTCTAATACCATTCGGTCCATTGTCATTATTGCTACCATTAGTATAGTACCTTCCGTGCTATTTGTCAACCTCTATTGGTTCGTCTTTTGAATAATCATCCCATCTTGTAAACTTGTTTCGATCCATCAAGTCGTGTACTTGATGTATCCAAACTCCAGGATTAGTTGCATCAAAATTCTCGTCATCAAGTTTAATACAAGCATTATAGTTTAACTGATCAATGTTTGGTAATTTAACACTAATCTGTGAAATAAATTTTTCATAATCATTATATTCTTGTTGTATTACCCAATTGTGGTACTTGATATCATAATCAAGAGTTACCCAAAAGCCTTTGTCGAGTAATCCTAAGATACTCTCCGACCATAATTTAATTTCACCTGTATGATTTTGTATTAAGTCTACGTGGAAACTTTGGTTAGCACCAAGATAGATATGTTGGCTACCTTGATGTTCGGCGTGTTTAAGAATATCATCTAATGGTTGTGGTCCAACAACAAACAATGTGTCCATATCAAATGCAGGTGTATGTTCAACTTCGAACCCAGTAAAAAATTTTACTCCGGATTCTACACCATCATTATAAACACGTTTCATTTGTTATTCTCCACCTTCATCTCTTTCAAAAGGTGCGTCGCCTTCGTCGTTTTTAGAAATTACTTCTAAAATAGGCTTTTCTGTACACCCAACATGGACTAGTTCAACAGTCCAATCGTCTTTTAACATTCCTTGTACAGCTTCAAGTCCACGTGATCTAATAGTACCTTCCCAATCTTGTACAAATTCAACACATTCAGTTTTAGTATCAAAATGCCTAGAAAGAACGTTTACGATCTCGTCCCTTTGAAAACCGTTCGGCTCAGTTAATGTAAAAGCCAGTAACAGCATAAAAGTTTTCATTGTCTTACCTCTTGTTTGCCTAAAATACGATTATTGTCTTATTATAACACAATATACTAATAAGTCAATGATCTAATTCTTCCAATTGCTCCAATTTATCTTTTATTCGGAGTTTCATTTTTTTGTGCCTTTTTATAATTGCCTTTGATTCCCAAGACCTATCTCCATCTCGGTCTTTTTCCATTTCTTCTACTTTGTTATGTAGATAACGGAATTCTTTCTTAAGTCGCCTCTGTCGTTTGTTCTTGCTCATTCTCCAGTTCCTCTAGTTTATGCTCATGCTCTTCAGTGAACTCATCATCTTCAACTAGTGGCGTTGTACCATCGGACACATCAAATAGTGAATTAAACTGAGCACTTGCATTCACAGTTCGTTTACCTGTCATACCTCTAGTTCCTATCACCGAAATCCAAAATTTATTAAATTCTTCTATTACTGCCATTGCAGTATCTTTATTATCTGTTGCAAATATAGCCTCTATAATATCTCTAAAGTAAACTCTATCAAATCGTTCATCAACTAGCATTTTAGGAATTACATTATTATCATATTGTCTGTTTGCTTCTTGTACTGCATTAATATGATGCCAAACATTATGTCCCATTTGAATTGCATAACTAAATGAATCCCAACTAGTTCTACCTTCTTTACCTATCTTATTTAGGTCGCCTGGCTTATAACAACATACTTCTGAAACTTTTAATCCGTCCGTTATAGGTGAATTTTCAAAGTTTTTAAATATACCGTCTTGTAATACTGCATCTTTAAATAAACGAGAATCTGTAGCATACTTCTTATCATCTATACTCGGTACCATTCGGTACACCCATTTAGCTCTATCTTGTGTTTCTGTTTGAATATAAACTTGTCCATTTGCAGTTGCTAAGAAAGGACTTGCACAATCAAATGTAACTGTAAAGTTTGGATTGTGATATTTACGAACTGCTCGTTGTACGTCAGTTAGTAAGGCCGCCCATTCAAGTTTAGATGTACCTAAGAAGTGCATAAAGTCATGTTTACCTGTTTCCAATAGTCCATCAAAACGTAATGCTACCAGTCTTTTTAATACTAGATGTATGTCACACATATTCTGACCACCCATTGACCAACCCCTAAAATGATCGCTATATTTTTTAGGATCACAATAGTCTTTCATTTGCTGATACCAATCTTCTGCATCAGTATGATTTTCACCTTGTAAAACATTTAAGAATTTACAATTACCATTTTGATTCTTCATAAAGTAATCGTTGTTAATGCGTGTTGCATTAACGGCATCTTGATAATTATCAATTCCTGTTGCTTTTGCTCCTGCTGGTGAACGAGATACCCAAGCTGGAATATCTAATATCATTCCATAATCCATATATGAATCCATCCAAGTAAGAACTTGTTCACGTTTCTTTTTAGCTTTAGGACAACTAGGATCTTTCCAATCGCCTTCCCAGACACCTTTACCAATTTGGAAACCACCTGAGTCACCAAGTAGCCAACTGTTATTACGATCCCTGTTACGAATCATATCTTCTTTAGGTGAATGTTTGTTTACGTCTAACTCGGCATGGCCTGCACTATATAGACTCCAATGGTATTTGAATAAACCCTTTTGTGGGTTTAACCAGTTCATACTTTCTACATCATTTGGGAAGTTTGATGGCACTCTAGTTTTTTCAACATACTCTGCGTGTCGTTGTTTTCCTATATAAGTTGCAAAGAAGCCACTTATTGCTGGAAGGAATATTGCATAATCTTTTTGTGCAGTTGTTAAGTCTGTATTCATTTGTTACCCCAAATGTTCAATTGCCTCATAACCAAACCATAAAGCAAATATAAGAAACGTATATCTTGTAATTGAAAATAGTGTTTGTGTTTTAATGTGTTTTCTTATTAACGGAAAAGCACCAAATACTAATGCAATGGCAAGTCCTGCCCCTAACCATCCATCGTTTGTATTGTTTACTGCTTGAAACATAAAAATAAATATTTCCATAAATTCTCTAGCAAAAATAAAGAATATTGTAAACATTCCTACAAACAAACCTGTTTGTCCACTTTTAATATAGCTGACGTGTTGTTTAATATGCGCCGCCATATTCTTACTATTAAAGAACAAATAAAACATTAATAAAGAAAGTAATGCATACATACCTACTTCGTATGCCTCTAATGCTTCACCTAAAAAGATTCCAGATGCTAATCCTGTTAGTAATCCTATAAAAGCTGGTACATATACTTTCCAATTTAAACCTATAGCTGTAGAAACCATGACAGTTAAAAACATCATTTCTAAAGCCTCACGCCCTACATAAACAAAACTTGCTAACATTATTTGCTCTGTGCGGGTAAGATATAGTTGTATTCAGATAATCCTGAATCAACGCTAATTTGCATAGCACCTTGATCAGAAAGTTTCATAGTTTGCTTCCCGTCAAGACTTAAAATAGCTTGTACTTGTGCTACTGGCCAACTCCAAGAATGTTTTAATTCTTTTTCAATTCCTGTATGTTGAAATACAAAAGAGCCTGCGTGTGTTGAATGATCACCAAAGTAGAATACTAAAGTGTTGTTTTCTGTTTTAACTGTAAAAACAGTTTCTTCTGCGTGTGCGGCACTTTGTAATTTCATTCTGTTAATTGCCGCTATGCTTGGTTCAAATTCTACTTCCCAAGTTGCACCTTTAAATTTAACAGACTTTAATTTCTCATTAATAATTTCGCTATTCATAAAACGATAATCATTTTGGAAATCACCTGCTTCGTTTTCAAAGTGAATATGTGTCGGAATAGTTACTCCGTTTCTATCTGCTTTTTCTACAGATAGTTTTGCATTTTTCTGATATTCCGGATTCTTTAAATGCAAGGCTAACTTATCTAAGTTTGGCATACCAAATGTTTCTTTAAATTCAGAAACTGGATTTTTAGTTGTTGCTGATAAAATTACAGAACGATCCTCAGCCATACTCTCGATAGTAGTACTTTGGTCGTCGCCTGTAACCTTAACTAGATTAAGAAAGCCTAGTGAATGTGTATGGGCAACGATATCTTGTAAGATGTCTTTCATACGATTTTCTCCATTAAGTGTTTATTATACGTGTCTTTTATTATAAAGTCAAGCATTTTTTTGTAGTCCTCGCTCATTAAAATACTCAAATATATCGAGCGTAGGTTTCCAGCCAGACTTTTTTAATATTGAAATGTCTGCTTGATTATCAGTTCGTTCGTGTTTATCTCCGATTTTTAATTTAGGATATAAACCCAAATGGTCTGTAATATCTTTTAGTTTGTGTGATTTTCCTGTGCCCAAATCGATTACACCTGTTAATCGTTTGTCCATTAAATGAATTAGTGCGTCACAAATATCGCTAACGTGGATAAAATCTCGTTTATGGTTGTTGTTTATAAAATCAATTTCTCGTCTTAGAAGTTTTGGTATAAACATATCTGGCCTAGGTTCTTGGTCTCCATTGTATATAGTCGTAAATCGCAGGCCTAAAGCTCTTCGTGGTGCAACACGTTCAATTGTATGTTTTGATAACGCATATGGATTTCTCCAAGGTTCTTTTGCAGTACTTGAACTTGCATATATAATTCTTGCTTTTGGAAATGCTTTAAATAATCTCTTTGATGCTAGTACATTATGTTCCCAATATTCTTTTGGGTGTGTAAGACTTCTTCTGACACCGCTCTTTCCTGCTAAATGAAATATTACATCTACATCATAATCTAAATCACAATCTCTAAGATCTTGACCATCTAAAATATCAAGCGTATGAATTTCATGATCATATAACAATCTTATTCTTAATTCTGAGCCAACCATTCCTTGGCTACCAGTTATTAATATTTTTTTTGAATGACGATCACGCACCATATTCTGCATCAAGTTCGTCAATATTTGTACTGTATTCAATTACTTTATGAGCTCGCCAGTAATCGCCAACCTTAGTCCATTCAACTCTAATATCAAACACTATATCATTATCTTGGACTTGTTTAAAATTTTTAGTGTCAATTAAACCGGGATTAATATATACTTCTGTATTAGTATTTTGCATTAAGTTTACAATACCTAATTTACGTTTGTGAATACATTCACCCCAGGCCTGACCTGCTACAAGCCATTTTCCATAATTCAAACCTTTATTATGAAATTCGTCTATTGTAGTAATATGTGAAGTTGTTGGGTTTGTAAATGCTTTCATCTCATTAAATATCTCAGCAACAGGTCTGTCTTCACCATGGTCACCATATGTTGCAAAAACAATATGTTCAACTGGACGTTCATCAAGAAATGTTATTAGGCGTTTATATAAATTAACAGAATCAGGATTTGTTTTAACCCATTCTCCGCCCCAACAATCTATTAAGATTATACCAGCAAATGCTAAAGTTATATTTTTATTGTATACGTTATTAGCAATAACTCGTTTTCGTAGATCAGTACTAGAAAATCTATGATTGCGTTTATTATAATAGTGTTCTATTCCTAACTGTTCACCAGTTTGTTTACCACTAAAGTCTTTCCCTTCATATTCAACACCTAGTATACGTACATTAATATTATTGTATAATAAAAGAATATCATCTATATCTTTTTCTCTAATATATGGAATAATTTCATTAACATAACCTACACCTTTTAGTTGTGTATATCTTTCAACTATAGTTTGAACTGGTTTATTTTTTTCAGGTCGATCAATTGTCGGATCAATTTGTAATCCACAGATAAGGTAATCACATTGTTCCTTTGCTTCACGTAACATAGCAATATGTCCTGCGTGTAATAAGTCAAATGTACTAAATGTTATACCAACCCGCATAGTTTCCTTGCTCCATAAGATATCATATAATCTGCATCAGCTCTTTCAAAAACATGGTACGTTTCTAATAATTGTTCAGGTGTAGTAATTGATAACCATTCACCTGATACTTGAAATGCTCCACAAGGTTTACCTGTGATTTGTTTTATAGGCCCTATTAAATCTATACTAGTCATGCCTGGTTTAACCATTAATTCATCAGCACCATCGTCTGCATATTTTACTGATTTGATAATAGCTTTATCTCTATCTGAAACATCTAATTGATAAGGTCTTACTATACCTTTTTCTATTCCCATTACATTACGCCAACCACTATAAAAACTAGATCTAAATTTTGTACTGTAACTCATTACAGGAATTTTACTATTAGCATTTTTAATATTCTTAACAGTATTAGGCTGGCAATCACTAGGTGCAACTGTGGCACCTGACATTTCGTAAATTGTTACTGCTTGTTCTGTTAATAGTTCTTCTGTTTTTTCGTCATCACCTGTAATACAACAATGTCCATCTTCTGTATAAGCACATAAACAAACATCTACGTTTAATTTAATATTAAGTTTAGCAAGTTGTTGTGCTACTCTAGATACTTTAAGAAAATTATGTTTATCGTTTAGTAGTTTATTTTCAGGAATATAAAATAGTAAAAATTCATTAACTCCTAAATCTATATCTTTTTTAACACGGTCAACAATACCGTTTCCAGAGTCGTAAATACCGTTTTCGGCTCCTAGTCCGGATGACGAAGAATTTGTACTAGCAAATATTGGTTGTATTAATCTCATTCTTTACCTACCTTGTTATCTTAAAATGTTTATATGTTTGTTGTACGCACTTGGCTTGATAGTAAGAGTCTGCTAAGGCGTTGTGTGCGTCGCTCTGTATTGCTTTACGAGGGTCTTTAGGCATCATTGCAAACAATGTACGACTATCTCTTATTTGCCAGAAGTTCCAAGGCACTGGCTTACCTAACATTTCATATAAGTTTTCTAACATACCAAAATCAAACATAGGACCTTGAGCCCATAAGTAATCTAAACCAACACACCATTTATTTAGGCGTTTAGTTAATTCATCCAGGTCAACTCTGTCTTCATCGCTTAAAGCCTCGTCTTTAATACTTGCTTTTTGTTTAGCCCACCAGTTTAATGTATCTTCGTCAATTGTACGACCTATTTCAGTTTGATCATCTACATTAATGCGTAGGTATAACCCATCGTGGGGTTCATCATCAGTAAAAGGATTAAATTTAATTGCGCCAAGTGTTAGTATAGCAGAATTAGGTTTAACTCCTAGTGTTTCTAAGTCTATCATTCCATGCATTAGTCTTCTTCGCCTCCAAAATCAAATAGTGTTTGAAAAGTATTATGTTGAAGTGTACTTTGTACATCCCAGTTTAACACGCCAATTAAATTACCTAATTTATTATCAATAATAGTTTCTTCCATAGCTTCGTTATCAAATGGAAGTTCCTTAAACCAATCTGGTAAACGTAATTCGTCTGTTGGATAGGCAACACTTGTATAACCTAATGGATTTTGTTTTAGTTTACAAACAATAACTTTCATTCCATCTACAATTGTTTGACTATACTTGTCACCGTTCATACGTTTTAATGTATTCCAGTTAATACTTGCTCGAACGTGTCCAGGCATATTTGCCTTACCTGCTTTTTCTTCTTTTTTTCTATACTCTGTAACTTTATTAGCACGTTTAGGAGATCCTTTTTCATATCCAGGACGTAACTTAAAGTCTTTTCTAAATGCTGTAATACGTTCTAATACTTCAGCTTCTGGTTTGTCAGTTAATACCATAAGCAATAACTCACTTAAAAAGTTTTGCATAAACTCTGGTGTATCAGAACGTTTTAAATCAAGACCCATAGCTTTTACTTTACCTGGGCCATCAATATCTTTGCGTGTACCTTCGTCATCATATATTAATGTCGCATAACGTTTCTTTGTAATATACAATCCGTTTTCTGCAACCATTTCTCTACCTGCTTGAATTACATCTGCACGAGATTTAGGACAATGAAATGCTTTACCCATAAATTCAATAAATGTTTTATTAACTTCTTCTGCTACCTGGTCATATAATTTAATAACACTTTCTTTAGTCCAAGGTATTTCTCCAGATTCTATTTCTTTTTTCAAAATTGGAAATGCTGAAAAGTATACAGAATCTGTATCACCATAAATTACAGAGTCACCAAGATGATCATATGTGCCTGTAATAACTTTATTAGATTCTGCCGCCATATGTTTTGCAATTTGTCTACCTGTTAATGTAGTTGATTGTCCAAGACGTTTATCAAAGAACCTGCAACCGGGATTTAAAAGTGCTCCATATAAACTGTTTAAATTAATTTTTTTAACAAGTTGACGTTTATCCCAATATTCGATTTCAATTTTATTGCTGGCATCAATTGCTTTTTGTTTCATTTCTTGCAGTTCTTTACGTTCTGCATACCAACGTTTTAATAATCCAGGTATAACACCATCAAACTCGTTTGTTAAAATAGTTCCGTTTGCTGTTAACATCCAAGGTTTACGACTATCAAATATTATTTTATAAACTTCTGCCGCACTCATTATTTCTGGATCACCACCTTCCCAATCAATTGTAATGTCAAAGTCTTTACGTCTTTCCATTACAGCTTCATATTCAAGTGTTCCAAAATGACCTTCCCAAGCACCTGCAAAAGATTTTTTCTTTAATGTCATTGCTTCTTCAACCATTGCATCTGTATCAATAGGACGTAATTGTCCTACAATAGTTGCTGGGTCCATATTCAATGCTCTAATAACACTTGGATATAGAGAATTTAAATCCATTGACCCAATCCATTTATGTAAACCTTTCTTAGGAAATGCAACATAAGCCCCAGCCGCGGTTGCGTGTTCTCTATCATGCTTACTTCTATTAGGTACTTGTAATCCTCTACCATGTGCTTCGTTAATAATTGCTTGTTCTGTAACTGCTACTGCACCCATTGTAGTTTGCAGTAATACAGTATTTGCGTGTGCTAGTTCATTACTAAGGTCAATAAACTTTAATTTTTGATCTAGTTTATCTAATAATGCAACGTCTTGTCTATTATATTCAATAAAGGTTTTAAAGTCGTTTTTATAAAGTTCATCTAATGTACCTTCATAAACAGTTTTCTTTTCACCTATCTCAGCTTCACCAATAGCATCTAATCTATAAGAATGTGTTTCAGAATATGTATATTTTCTATACAGTTCTAAACTATCTAAATGTACACGACCTACTAAATCATATGTTTCAAGTTTACGCCCATATTTTTCATATTCACGTTTCTTTGGAAGTTGTTGCCAAAGACAAAAGCGTCTTGTGTCGTCTTTGCTTAATATTTTGCTTACTCTATTAACTGTATAAGGAATATCATAACCTTCTGAGTTCCAACCACTTAATATATCAGCGTCTTCAATTAAGTCAAGAAATGTTTTTAACATCTCTTCTTCTTTTTCAAATAAATGTGTATTCGGGAAGTCTTTAGTTTGCTCTTTAGCTTCTTCCATTGTAATTGTTTTCGGCGGAACTGCTAAAGTAACAAGTGTATCCATCCATTGTAAATGTACACTAATTGCAGTTATTGGCATAAACGGATCTGAAGGATCAGCAAAGCCACGTTCGGGATCAAAGTCTGTTTCTATATCCCAAAATGCTACATTAAGTTTTGGTGCTTCTACATTAAGATAGTTTTCACTTAGACATTGAAAGATAGGATTAACATCACTTTCAAATAATTGCTTTGTATTATTAATGGCTAGTTCTTTACGGAAGTCTTTAGTTGACTTAGATACTATTCTATTTAAAGGATCACCGTAAATGCTTTTATGTTTACCGCGAGGGTCTTTATAATAAAATGTATATTTTATAGGATATTCTGTGAAGTGTCGCTTTCCTTCTCTGCGTTCTACAACACGGATTAGATCTGCGTTACGATCAAATAATGCGTCTACATAACTCATAGTGACGCCTCATTGTTATTTCGTTCGTAGCCCTTTAGGACCGTACCAAAAGTATTCTTTATCATTTATTGCCTTATCATCTATCCAAATATCATAATGGGGCTTTCCCACTTTAACTGATGTTGCTTTAACTCCCCAGCCTTTTAATTGTGCCTTAGTAAACTCTTTATAATCTTTGCCAGAATTTGCACCTCTGGCTGTCCAATAATGTATTTCGTTTCCTTCATCAAAGAGTTTATTTAAAATTTCTATCCGTTCATTAATTGGTTTGCTTTCTTTATAATTACTACCATCAGTATAACATATTGTTCCGTCTATGTCTACCACATATATCATAAAAATAGTCGCCAAATTGCAATACCATTCATTATTGAAAACCACGAACATAAGAGTATTACAAATGCCGCCTTTCGAATAACTGCACTAACCACACCCAACATAGATCCAACAAAATACATTGGAATAAAAATTTTAGTTGCAGGGTCTAGTACAGTATAGGTTAATATTGCACTTGCTGAAATCAAAAAAGTTGCCTCAACCATTTCACAATAAAATGCTGTAGGACTTAATCGATGACTTTCTTTAAGGAAATTTTTTACTTTACTTAAAATTATCACTTATCTTTGCCGAGGGTAACAACCAATGTCTCCAAATCATCAAATGCTTCAGCGTGAACAGTCCAATCTCTTTTATAAGCAACTTTAATTGCTTTATTAATCAAAGCAGGTTTCATATCTAATTCTTCTGCTATTGCTTTTACTGTATCTTTAAGTCCAGCTTGAAGATCTTCAACTTCTTGAAGGACGTTACTACCTTCGTTTACCAATCTTGTTAATTTGTCCTTCTCGTCAGGACCGTATACTCGATCACTCATATGATTCCTCCAGTTAAGTGTATATTATAGTATGTTTTTCTCACTTTGTCAAGTCTTTTATCGTGCTTGTTCCAATTTAATTGTTATATTTCCTGATATAATTACTCGATTATGTTCACATCCTTGTTTTGGAACATAATGAGAAACATCTCCAGGAAATATAATTATTAAACCAGTATTTGGTTTAATGGCTTTACCTGCTCCAGGAAATACTAAAGGAGAACACTTCGGACAAGCGTCTACACAATACACAAATGACCAAAGTGATGGCCAATGAGCGTGTGGATCAGTGTTTTCTCCAGTTTTATAAATTGCACCCCAGGCGTCTGTACAATATGTTTCTCCAGTAGGGTACGGATCAATTTCTTTTTTAAGGGTTTCTATTGCAAATTCAATTATTAATTTAAAGTACTCATTTTTATACATATCCCAAGTAGTCATATGAGCTTTAACATTCGTTTCGTACTTTTGTTGATCACCTTGCTCTTGTATAATACTTGTTAGTATTGGTTTCATACTTTCAGCATTAGGATATACGTTTGTATGTACAAACATTGGTTCTGTAAATAAAATGCGTTCTGTATTTAGGTCACTCATAAGTTTACTGCTATATTACCTGCTATTGATATTCTATTATGCTTACATTTATGTGGTGGAACAGCATGAGCTACCCATCCCGGAAAAATAATTAATAATCCTGTTTTAGGAGTATGAATATTTGCGTCTTTACAATTAGGAAATACTATTGGTGAACATTCATTACAAGCATCTACATAATAAGTAAAGGCCCATGTTGCTGGCCAATGATAATGTGGTTCTAATCCTAATGTCCAAGTTTCTTTAGAAGCATTCGGCTTATATAGTACACCCCAACAGTCAAGTATAAAAGGATCGTTATTAATTTTATCCATATTAGGAAATAAAGGTACAGCTTCTTTTATTGTTTTAAGAACAAAGTCAGTTATTGCTTTAAAGTGTTCATTTTCTTCAAATAATCTACGAAATAAATTAGGCATTGGTCCTGTATGTTTTGCTGAATTTATAAAAGTAGTTTGATTAGGATCTTTATGATATTGTTGTTCTGCTTCATCATACTCTAAGACAATTTTACTTATTGCTGGCTTTATTAATTCAGCATCAGGATATGTAGTTGTAAAAACTTCCCCACCTTCTTGAAATTGTTTTGTAATAGTTTCAATCATAATTCTATTGCTACGTTTCCTGCTATTGATATTCGATCATGTTCGCAATTATGCGGAGCAACGCTATGTGTTACCCAACCTGGAAATATAATTAGGTTCCCTGTTTTTGATTTAATAGCATTTTCTCCATTACAATTAGAAAATATTAATGGCGAACAATTTTCACAAGCATCTATATAATATGTAAAAGTCCACGTTGCAGGTATATGTCTATGTGGATGTAATCTTGGTGTATTAGTTACCATTGGACCTCTAGATAAAAAAGATTTATTTAATATACCCCAAGCATTTATTACATAAGGTTTAACAGGCCATGTTGTAATTTCATCATCATTATGTTTATATGTTTCTATATCTGGGAATGATGGTGTTAATTCTTTAATAGTTTCTATTACAAAGTCGGTAATATATTCGAAATATGGATCTTTAAGCATTACTTCTATTGAGTCCAAGGGTACTAACGGTGCCCAAGAACCTGTTTCACGCTTACTATAATCCTTTATTAATTGTGATAAAGGGCCTTTTACTTTCTCAGAGTCATGATATGTATTCTGGTAGACTTCGCCGATTTCGTTAAATTCTTTTTTAGTTAATGCTGGCATTAACAGTACTTATGTACTGCTATTGTCCTTAGATTCGTCTTCCGACTTATATTGCCATTCGTCAGTATGTCCTACTGTCCATTTATCAGTATTTTCAACTTTATAATTTTGAGTACAAACTTTAAAGTCAACTGGAAGAGTTTTTCCAGGGACTAAACTTGCGTCTTTCCAAATTATTCTATTATTCGGTTGTGCCGCAAACTGTCCATTCTCAAGTTTAATAATATTAAATGATTTATGTTCAGCATCATATTCGGAAAAGTTTATATCTGTAGAATTTTTATCAGCATGACAATTATCTATAGTAAACATATATTCGCCTGGATGCATTTTACGATCTTTACCATAGAACGAACAAGCGCCTAGCATTTGTTTTTCTACTACTGTAAAGTCGTAGTCAAAGCAATCCCATAGTTGTAAGATATGTAAAGGAAGCTGTTCTCCAAATAATTGTTCTTTCCAAACGAAAGCTGATAGTGGGAGTTTATCGTATAGAGCACCGTATTCAGTTAATAATGTTTCAAAGTATAATGCTTTTCCTAATACACTTTTTACGCTTATCCAAACGCCCGGAGTTAATTCTCCATGACCTTTCTCCAGGTCATATAAGTATTCTTTTTTTACAAGTACGTGTATTGGGGGTATAACCCCAACAAGAAAAGCCATGCGGTCTCCATTCAGATATATTTATTTATAATTTGAAATTATGCGTGGGCTTTTTGTTGACTCGCATCAGCTTGTTTCATCAACATTTTAAATTTTGTAAACAACTGTGGGTCGTTCATAATGACTTGAAGTTTTTTGGTATAAGGTGCTACTGCTTTAATTAATTGTGGAGACATAGTTGATCCTGCTGAAACTTTATCTAAACCTTTAGCTACTTGTCCGCCACTTGCTTTACCGCCTGAAATACCTTTTAATGCTGTGGCTCTTTGTGCAATTTTAGATTGGTCTTTAGGATCTGTTTGATGTCCGTGTCCTTGATGTTTAGCTGTGTCTGTTGCTCCTGCTGGAACATTGTGTTGAGGTTGTCCTGTTGGAGATGGAGTCATATCTGCTCCAGGTGGAACTTCTTGTGCTGGTGCTTGTGCTTGTTGTTGTTGGAAACCTTGTGCCGCTTGTTGTCCAACTGCTTTAACTTTATCAACGCCTCGTCCAACTGCCGCGCCTGTCTTTTGTGCAATACCACCAACGCCGCCTGCTTGGTCAACAGCTTTTCCAACTGCTTTAGCACCTTTGGCAACTTGTTGGCCTGCCGCTTTGGCACCTTTAGCAATTTGTTGTCCTGCGGCTTTACCTGTTGCTACTGCGGCTTTTTTTACGTGTGGTGCCGCCGCCTTAGCTCCTTTATAAGCTAACTTGCCTCCTGCTTTGGCTAATTTGCCTGCGCCTTTAGCCGCCATCCCGACACCTTTAGCACCCATTCTAGCCGCCGCCGCTACTGCTGGTAAAATTTCATTAATCTCTTCGTCGGACATACCTTCAGTAATGTAGCCGTGCTTTTTACCGTAGCTAATTAGTGCGTCGTTTTCGAATTGTTCAAATCTCATTTATTTCTTCTTTTTAAACCAGTTTATAGGATTGAGTTTTCCAGCTAAATCTTCAACTTTTTCGTTAACCCACCATCCAACAACAAAACCGATTATAAATCCTATTGTTAAAAACATATTGCTCCTTTAAGTAATTTTCTCTAAACTAGATCTATCAAAATATACTTTAGTAAAAGTGCCTGGGAATTCTACACCGTAAGTATTGCCATCTTGATCTTTTACTTTTCCCATTTTACCAATGTATTTTGGATTATTAGTATCACTAGTGTTTCCTTTAATTTTTACTTTCGCACCAATAAGAGGATCTATTTTACCTTTTGTCTTATGCCAAGAACCTATCTCAGCTGGTTTAGTTGAAGGTCCGCCAAGTCCTTTTCCAAATGCTTGAATAAAATTTGCACCTGATTTACCTATTGCTCCCATATTAGCTTTAGATGGCTTTTCACCCCATCTTCGCATCTTGGTTGTAATTGCAAACTCATCGCTGTTTGGAGCTTCTCCAAGTTTTTCAGCTAATTGATTCTGTAATCCTGTTTTATATGATTCTTTGTTTACTAAATCAGTTAAAAATTTATTAACTTCTTCTATAGTTTCAAACTCAGCTACTTGTTTATTATGTTGGAATACTTTAAAAGGTTCACCTTTGAATTTTGTAGTATGAAGACCATACTTATTCATGCCTGGACCGTAAGGATCAGCAGGTTTAACTTCGTTAACTTTTCCTTCAAACTTATCATCATTAAATTTTGTTGAATAATCAAGATGATGATATACAGTACTTAGATAGTCAGATGCTTTTGTAATTTTAGCTGAAACCCAACCTTCTAACCCTTCTTCTTCAGACATAGTTTTCATCATGTCATGAAGTTTAATAGAATACTTTGCGGCTTTATATAATTCAGCTCTAGCAAGTTGTATTTCGTGATCTTGCTCAACTTTGTGAGCCAAATCAGCTAAATCTTCTTTAACTTCTTGTTTTTTAATTTCTTTTTCTCGCATTATAGTATCCTTGTAGTATTTACCGCTTTACAGCCGCGCCACCCATTAAGTTGTTACCCATATCTAAAGCATTAACGGCTGTTCCGTCAGCTTTTTTCTTTTGTGGTGCCTTAGGTAATCCTTTTTTATCCTTTGGTCTGTGTCCGTATGCTTGTTTAGGATTAACTACTGTAGCAATACTTCCGGCACTTGTAGCACCAGCTGTAGCTGTTTCTTTTATGCCATCATATATTTGTTGTTCGTAATTTTCTTCATTTGACTTGTCATAATCAATTTTCCATTTAGCTAATTGTCTATATCTACGTTTTACTTCTTGAGCAAGTTCAGGGTCGCTATGCATATAGCGTTCTAACCCATAAAGAGTTTTAATTTTTTCTCTATAATCTTCTAAATCTTTAACTTCAAAATCACCTTCTAATATTTTAGCAATTTCTTCGTTGGTTAATGATTCTTTTTCATCTTTTGTTTGGTCTTTTGCTTCTTTATCATCATCAGCATCATATTCACGTCCTGGAACATTTGTCTGATTACGTGCGGCAGTACCAAATTCTTTTTCATCTTCATCTGACCAATCGTCATCATCTTCACGATCCGGATCATCATCTGGCCAATTCATTGTATCATTTTCTGGTGCAATACGTCCCCAATATTGATGATCACTTGCATAGTCTTTAGTTGAATCATAAAATTCGTGGTCTTGAACTCTATCACTATTTTTGCCATCTAGCCATTTATCAAATGCTTCGTCATAATCTTTTGCAGGCACTTTATAAAAATGTAATTCAGTTGGGTTGTCCATAATAATATGTGTGCCACGTGCATCAGAATCATAATCATCTGGGTCCATAAAATTACGTCCTATTGGATTTGATTTATGCCAAATTGATGATTGTGCTTTATGTGCCGGAGAATCAAGATCCTCGTTAGCTGTTTTTAAAGCCTTACCAACATCTTTATCTTGTGATAAACCTTTCTTTAATTTTTCAATTTGATTAACAGCGCCTGTCATATTGCCACCCATCTTCTTAGCAATATCAATAGCTTTCTTTTTATTATCGTCTTTGTCTTCACCTATATCCCACGGATGTTTCCAGTCACGTGGTTTAGTTTCTTTACCTAATGCATCTGTAGGAACTTCAAGATCAAGTTCATCACGACTCATATATACTTCAACACCGCTTTGAAATTCTACTTTGTATAGTCCTTGTTTAGGATCAGCTTGTAATATTTTTACTCTTTTACCTTGAGATGTTTTTACAACAGTTCCAACACGATCGTCAATAAATTCGTTAATATCTTCACCGTTTGATTTTCTTATTTTATATACGTTTTGTATTTTGTCAATTGCGTCTGGCCAACCATCTACAATAACTCTTGCCATGCTTTCAGCTTTGAACTTATCTCCATCTAATACGTGTTGAGCCATTTCTAACCCATAGCCTAAATGAGCTTGGGCGACTCCTAAAAGTCTTGCTGGAGCATTTTCATCACTTTCGTCTTGTATATCTTCTTGTGGTTGTGCTTCGGGGTCGTCTTCATCTTGTATATAGTCATAAAGTTTTTTACCACCGTATAAGATTGCAATAATTGCCGTTGCCGGTAACGCCCATTTTACTGCCACTTGTGCAAGTGCTTTGATAGTTTCATTATCAAGCATATCACCTACAAGTTCTTTGATGTGATCAAATAATTCATCTACTTCAGTATAAATTTTTGCACCTACGCCTAATATTGTAGCTTTAATAGGATGTTTAAGAATTTGTTTTCCTACGCCTTTTGCTACACTTCCAGCACCTTTGGCAATCTTTGGTGCTACTTTTATTGCACCTTTACCTGCCGCTTCTGCACCTTTTTGAATAAGTGGTTTGGCATTTTTTGCTATATTAGCCGCCGCACCTGCTCCGCTCTGAGCTCCTTTTTTAATTATTTCTTTTGCACCCTTTTTTCCAAGGAATCTAAGCACATGAGGAGCACCTATTCTAACAGCGGTTGCTAATGCTGGTATTAATAATGGTAAGAAAGCAAGTTCAGTTAAGTGCTGAACATCTTCATTTGTGAATTCGTCTTTGTATTTTGCTTTGCGTGGAATTTCTTTAGTTTTATCACCATGAGATCCAGCGGCACCACTCTTTTTAAGATCTTGCATTTGTTTCCAGTTAGGATCGCGGGGTTTTACTACTCTGCCATCCTTGTATTTTTTAAGCTCGTCAAATTTCATAGTTTTTCCTTGCTTTATGTATTTATCTTTTAGCTAGTTTAGTAGCTGTAGCATACATAACTGCTTTAGCATCATCACCATAGCGGTTTGCGAAGCCTTTTTTGTCTTTTTTCATGCCCTTAACAATACGTTCTTTGCTTTTTTCTTCACCTTTAGATAGTGAGCGTTCTGTAGCTGGATTTCTTCCTTTTCTAGCGTGTGCTCTAGGTGAATGCTCGTCATCATGTATGGTATAGTTTTTACCATCCCACGTTACATCGTGCCCTGAAAGAAGTTCGTATATTTTCTTTAATAATCTTGGATCATATTCTGTTTTGCCATATCCTTTTTGTGGCTGTCTAACTTTATCAGCAACAAAGTCTTTAAAATCGCTGTATTTCATTTTTAAAGGACCTTCAGCAACAACTATAGTTTCTTTAATAAAATGTTGTTTTAATGTTTTTGCAGTTCTTTCAAATTTATGGTCTTTATGTTTAAATCCTATACCTCCAGCCGCTTCCCATTTTGCAATATTTTGTCCAAAGTCATCTATTAAGATGTTTGGTGTTCCATCTGGTTGTGTAGCATACTGTTTCTTGTTAGTTGTAATAATAACATCATCAGGTGGGAAACTTTTTAAGTTTTTTTCAGCCCATTCTTTTTTACTTGGCTCAACTCTATGATCGTCTGCCATAGGTGCAGAAAGAATATTATAGTTTCCTTTAACTTCTTTAATAATGCCTAATAAGTTAAACGCATTAGGGGCCGGTTTTAAATTAATCCAAAAATCTGGAGTACTTCTAATTTTATCTAAGCCTAAGTTTACATTTTTAATTTCTCTCCAGTCTTTAACGCCCATTAATTTAGTCCAAGCACCAAAGAAGTCAACAAGTACTCCATCCATGTCAACATAAATTTCAGATTGTTTGCTTACATCTTTTATATCTGCTTCTTGTAAGTTATCTGGAACATCAAATTGCCATACTTTACCCTGACCAGTTGTTCTTATTGCCGCAGTAAGTCTTGTATTACCGCCTACAAGCTCTAACCATCCATCACTATAACTTGCAACAATAGGTAATTCAATTGTGCCTGTTTTTAATTGTTTTTCAACTCTTTTTTTCCTTACAGGATCTATTTTGTCCCAGTCTTTTACATCACCAGCTTCAGTATTTTTAATCTTTTTAACTGTTTCAGTATCATAGTCTACTACGCTACCTTGTTTAGCAAGATCAATCCATTTGTCTTTACCTATATTTCTAAATTCCTTGTAACGTTTTGCTTCGCCCCATTCAGTATCAAAGTTAGGGTTAGTATATGTAATAGAGTTTTCTGATTCTGTCATGCCCAAGTTAAAGAGCGTGTTAGGTTTAGTATTTTTGTGAGCTTTTTGGTGCATGAAATATGCAGGCTTACCATCTTTGTCAACTTTATTTCCGAATTTAGCGGCTTGTATTTTTGTTTCGTCAGGTCCAACGTCAGCAGTCGTATTAACTCCCGGAACAATTCTGCCAACACCTTCGTATAACTGACGTAATTTCATTAGGCCGCCCAAACATGAGTTGCACCACGTTCCTTACCAGTACGTGCAATTTGATTCATCATCATTATTACTTCATTGAAGTAACCTTCACGTTTGCCACCACCAATCATTGTAGCACCGCCACCACTTTTATCTACTGTAGTAGGTTCTTCTGCTGAACGTTTGTTTATATGTCGTTTTAACCATTGAGTACTGAATGCAATAAACTCGTCGATAGGGACATTAGAGTCTGGATCACCAAATCCAAGCTCATCAAACACTTCACGCATATTTGAATTAGACAAATTTAAATCTAAGTCTGGATTGTAATCAGGATTTTCAGGTGGTTCTTCATCACCATACATATACTTGTCTGAATTTTTATAAAAGTCATCACCATAACGACTTCCTGAATCAGTATCACTAGTCCAGTAACCTTTTTCTTTGTCCTTATGACCTGCGGCAAAGCTCATACTTTCGATGATACCTTCTACTACTGCGCCTAAGTCTTTTATTTTCATTATTTGCGTCCCCTAAAGCCATTACTGCCCATAAAAGGTCTACTAAACCAAAGTTTGAACCAATCCTGATCTCCAGGCTTAAGACCTAGATCTCTTTCTTTCTTTTTAAGAGCATCAGCAGTTAAACTAGGATTTTCTGGAATATATTCGTAAGGTCCTTTATATTCGTTTATACCTGCTAACTTTTTTAACCTATCTAGATCCATCTTTTTCTAAACCAACGTGTTTTACTGCTTTATCAACTGCTACCATACTTACTTTATGAAAATCACGCATAATGTTTTTATGTCTTACATTATTTGGACAAGAACATTGCCATGAATATAATGCTTGACATCGTACACAATATCGAGACTTCATTCTATTTGAATGATCCGAAGTATCTACGATTGGCTGTCTCCTTCTACTTTAGTTACGTTTTGAGCGTCAAAGATTAATAAACCTTCAACAGCTTTATCACTAATTACTCCATCATACCCTGCTTCTTTTAGGTCCATTGTTAGTATTGCTGAGTACATTTTGTCTCCAGTATATTCCCAGGGTTTAAGTCCCATCTTTGCTTTGATTTCTGCTACTTCATTACTTTGATAATCAGCTATTTTTAGCCCTGGCTTTACTTTATACTTAACAATTTCGCCGTCAGCACCATGATGTACTGAAAATGCATTCGCGGCAGACTCTGTCCATGTAAGATAAATTCCTCTACCTAATGCACCAAGTCCTAAACCTTTGCCACCTTTGCCTTCTCCACGAAAAAATTCGCCTTTGCCTTCGTCATATAAATGTTGATAAAAATCTGCTTCGGATTCGCTTACGTTACCTTCAAATTTACTTCTTAATCTATCAACTTCCATTTCAAAGTCTTCTGAATTCATAAAATCTTGCCAAGTTTTATATTGTGCTTGATATTGTTTTGCACTAAACCCTTTAAAATAAATTTCTTTAGCTAATTCTTCTGGTGTGCCTGGATCTGTAAAATCTGATAAACTAGGTTCATCGTCTTCTACGTGTACAGCTTCTGTTTCGTCAGTAACTCCTAGTCCAGCACGAACTTTATTGAATAACATTCTTGCTATTTTAGGATCTGGACTACAAACTCCACCTTTAAATGTTTGAAGGTCATTGTCAACCGCGGCCGCTTTCATTTTACTTGCACTCATGCCTTCAGCACCTGCGGCATCTGGGTCACGTTGTCCTGCACTTATAACATTTATAGAATTAAATTGGTAATCATCACCACCGTTGTATTTGTTTAGTAATGTATCAAAATCTTTTACACGATCTTCACCAGCAACATAGATAAGATCAGTATATTTTCTGCTGTAAAGAAATTTACAGCAATCAATAATAGTCTTAACAGTATCGCTACCTATAGTGATACCATCACCAAAGCATTTACGAGCGAAAAAAACTTTTTCTGCAAATGATAAAGGGTCTGTTTTAGGTTTTTGTGTGTGGGATAAAAATAAAAAAGGATCGCCTGGTTGGCTTTTTACTACGTCAACTAATTTGGAATGACCTATAGTGGGAGGGTTCATTCTCCCAAAGGCGAATACAGCAGTTTTTCCATCCTGTTCAGTTATTTGACGAATTCGCATTAATAATCACCTTCACGAAAGAGCTCCATTTCTTCCCCGTAGATTTTTTCTACTAATGCATCAACTTCTTCATCATAAAGTAAGTCTTCAGGCCGTTTTGAAAGATTATATTTTGCACAATAATGGTCTTTTGCTTTTTCTATCATTGGCAACATTTCTTTTCTAACGTCTATAGGATTACCTTGTTTAAGTTGATCTTGAAGCCTAGACATACAAGGATAGTATTGCTTACGATAAAACATCGGATCATTCTTCATATGAATATGAAGATCTTCAGCAACATTCCATCCAAGTTCGTGCTTTTCATCTTCGTGCTCTTCTAATGATTTTCCACTAGGGCCTGTGCCGCATGAAGCAGTAGACCAACAACCTGAACTGACCCAGTTTTCTTCTAAATCTTTTATTTTCATAGTATTATTCTTCCGTTCTAGTACAACACTCGCAACGCATCTCTGCTGTGCAGTCGCATGGATCACACGTACATAGATCGCTAGTACATAAGTCGTTATTACAAGCCATGACAAATCCTCCTATATAGAGTATTTATCAGTATTTAATACTATATTGAAATATTGACGTCAAAGGATTGGTAGCCCATGTCGAATAATTTGTTGGCAATTCGCTCGGCTACGATAGTAGATTCTGAATCTTTAAGTGCTTTATGGGTCTCTACAGTAAGGATAAGTCCGCCTTCTTCAGTTTCACCTATTTCATAACTTGTTTCGTCTTCAAGTAAAGCTTCATCGGCACATTCAAGAACTGCATCAACAACTATATCGTCGACATCTTCGTCTTTCTTTTCCCAAACTATGCTTATAAAGTGTTTCATGGTGTATCCTAGTGGTTTAATAGTATAGACTGTACTGTACCAGATGTATATGTAACTACAGCTCTAACCCATACAAAGTTACCAGTAAAATTTTTGAAGAAACCGCCATCTGTACTAGTTTCTTCAGTACCAGCGATATCAAAATAGTCAGTATCAACAGGAGAAACTGCTAATGTACCCTGCATTTTTAAAGTACCGTTAAATCCGGCAACATTGTATTGAACTGTATGAAACCCGTCAGCTCTTCCATAAAATCCGTCGCCTTTATACTTCTCTCCTGTGACTGTAACTGTAGTACTGTCACCAGGATGTACTGTATTTGTTAAAATTGTTTCGCTTATACTGGACATAATGTTATTTATCTACATCTTCCTTTAGAACTATTGTATCTATCCTGCCTATATTGCCACTTAAAAAAAGCATGGCTAAAGTTAGGACTTTTTGATCACGAAAATATAGATATTTGCCCTTCACATAGCCTTTTTCGTTAATAGTTCTAAGAAGTCCAGGACTTACTCGTATTTTATCAGGGTTATTTTTTGCCCAATTATAAAAGTTATGATCAATTGGTTTATCTCCAAGAGTAACTTTAAACTCGTAGCCAAATGGTGCTTTTTTAATTAGTACATTTTTGTTATTTAAGAGTAAGTCTACTGTTGAGCTTGAAGGCTCATAAAAATCACAAACACAATCAAGTTTTTTACTTACCTTTTTTAACCAGCTATCGTTATTTGAAAAAATACCCATCTTATTTTGTTCACAACGAACCATAAAATCTGTTTGGTCCTGGAACTGATGAAGTAAGTATTTTAAATCATGTAATTCATCTACTGTAAGATCAATATGCCGCAAAGCATCTGCACACGTTTTATATTGGATAGGTTCTTCTTGGTGTAATTGTAAATCGTCGATGATTGATCTAGCGTGACTTAAATTTTTATTGCGAAAGATGAAGGCAACAGGATTATATATTCCAAGTTTGAATAAGTATCTGTCGTAAAATAGTTTAGTAGTTTCATATTTAATCATGCATACGTCTCCTAGTGGACAGTATGTTTAGTTTCCTCTTTTTCTAAAATAAATTCATTATCTTTAACATTTATTTTAACTTTTCCACCAGTTTTTAATGAACCAAATAGTAATAGTTTTGATAACGGACGTTTAATCTCTTTATCAATCACACGTTGTAATGGTCTTGCACCCATTTTTTGATTAAACCCTTTATCAACTAATACGTCGATTGCTTCATCAGTTATACTTATGTCAACTTCTTTGTCTTTTAACATTTCTTTTAATTGTACTAAGAATTTACCAACAATTTTAATCATTGTATTCTTATCTAGTTTACTAAATGTAATAACCCCGTCAAGCCTATTGCGAAACTCCGGAGGAAAAAACTTTTTAAGTTCGACGTCTTCAAATTCAGCTTCTTCATTACCAAATCCTATTAGTGTTTTTTCTGCTTGTTCGGCGCCTAAGTTAGTTGTTAGTATCAAAATAATATTTCTACAATCTGCGGTTTTACCATTACTACCTGTAATAAATCCGTTGTCCATAATTTGTAATAATAATGAACTAACATCAGGATGTGATTTTTCAATTTCATCTAATAATAAAACACAATTCGGTGCTTCTTGTAATGCAGTTATAAGTTGTCCTGCATTTTCTTCAAATCCTACGTACCCTGGAGGTGAACCAATTAGTTTAGCAACAGAATGTTTCTCTTGAAATTCACTCATGTCAAATCTAACAAGTTTTACACCAAGTTGTGTAGCAAGTTGTCTAGCTGTTTCGGTTTTACCTATACCAGTTGGTCCCATAAACACAAAAGATCCAATTGGTTTACGTTCTTCTTTTAGTCCTGCTTGGGCAACTAGGATTTTATCAACAATATCTGTAACAGCATTGTCTTGTCCGTAAATTTCACCCTTAATATTTTTCTCTAAGTTAGCAAGATTTTGTGTTTCTTTTTCTTTAACTTGTTCTTCAGGAAGATTAACGGCTTTTGCTAGTTCATATTGTATCTCTTCTTCAGTTACAATTCTTTCTTCAACTTTTTTAAGATTAAATCTTGAACAAGCACAATCAAGTAAGTCAATTGCTTTGTCAGGTAGCTTCTTATCTGCCTGATATTTTACACTTAACTTAATTGAGGCATCAACAGCTTCTTCTGTAATATTAGTATTATGAAATTCTTCATAATATTTTTTAATTCCAAGTAAAATTTCTTTTGTAACTGCTTTACTAGGCTCATCAATAGTAACTCTTGCAAATCTACGCATTAAAGCTCTATCATTTTCAAAAAACTTGCGATATTCTTCCCAAGTAGTAGATGCAACTACTTTAATATTGCCTCTAGTTAATACAGGCTTTAACATATTTGCAAGATCGTTTGAACTGCTACTACCTGCCGCTCCTGCTCCACTAATCATATGTGCTTCGTCAATAAACACAATAGTTTTACCACGTTTCTTTAATGCCGCAATTACTAACTTAAAACGTTCTTCAAAATCACCTCTATACTTACTACCTGCTAACATAGATCCAATATCTAAATTATAAACATTATAATCTTGTAAAAATTCTGGACATTCTTTCTTTACAATTTTCCAAGCAAGTCCTTCTGCAATAGCAGTTTTACCTACACCAGGATCACCAACAAGTAAACAGTTATTTTTAGTTCTACGCCCTAGTGCTAATGCAATGGTGTCTAATTCTTCTGTTCGTCCTACAACCGGGTCAATTTTTCCAGCATCAACTTCTAGGTTTAAATTAGTTGTAAAAGAACGTAATGCTCTAGTAGCCATTCCTTGTGTTTCTTCATCTTCGTAGTTGGCTTCTAGTTCGTTGTTTAAGTAATCTGCAAATTTAGTTTTATCAACATTCGCTTTTGCGATATTATAGTATGCCCATGATTTTTGTTCGTTCATCATACTAAGAAATACATCAGATATTTCAATACTTTGACGTCCACTGAATAATACTTGTGTAAATGCTCTATTAAGAACACGTTCTACAGCGTGTGTTTTCTTTGGTTTACCTTTTTTCTTATCAGGGTCAACAACTATAATCTGATCGCAATTTGATTTTAGATAATGCTCAAGATTCTTTTTAATAAATTCAAAGTCAGCACCAAAGCCTTCCATAATTTTAGCAAAACTTTCTTCACATAGCATAGCAAAAAGTAAATGCTCAATTGTCACGTATTCGTGATTTAGTTTTTTAGCAACATCTACTGCTTTATCAAATACTAGTTGTAATTGTTTACTTGGTTCAACCATGCGGATATTCCCTTTTATATTTTTTTAATAGTTTAGTACGCTTCTTTCTCGCCATATCTAACTTTAATTTACTTACTCGATCGATGTAATTAACACCGTATAAGTGGTCGTATTCGTGTCCAAATATTCTTGCGTTCCAGCCTGTTAATTCTATAGTTTGTTCTTGCTGTTTACTGTCAAAACATTCTATTACTAGTCCTGCAGGGCGTTTTATTTTAATATATAAGAAAGGAAAACTTAAACAACCTTCTTCACCTATGATTGTATCCTCAGTTACATGAGTTATTTTGGGATTAATAATAGCAAACGGTACATCGTTTTCGTAGCCTTTTAAATCGACTGGAGCCATAACAAAAATTTGTGCATCTAGTTCAACTTGATTAGCCGCTAATCCAACGCCTCTATGTTTAGTCATTAAAGCTGACATTTCTTTTTCAAGTTCTACAGCATCGTTTGTTTTAAAGTCAAACGGTGCTACTGTTTTTTCTAACCAACTATTAGGAGCTTCTATTAATTTCATTTTGTATTTTTCTTAATCGTTCTCTGATTTTTTCGTTATCAATTTTGGGTGTAAGACCATTTACTTTAATATATAATTTTCCAATCGTTCTACTTCTCTGATCTGGTAAGCCTTGTTCGTGTATACTAAATGTTGTTCCTGAGTTTGACCCTGCTGGAACTGACACATTTAGTTTTTTACCATGCAACGTATCTACTTTAATATTTGTACCTAGTATAAGATCTATTAAATCTACATTTTTATTTACATATAGATCTAGTCCATCCACTTCGTATATAGGATGTCTCTTTATTCTTATTTTAACATGAAGATCCCCTGCTTGTCTACCTGGAAAGTACTCATTTCCTCCCATACCTCTAAAATTCATTACATCTCCATTTCTAACACCAGGAGGAATGTCAATATTAACAGTATGTTCTTGTCCGTTAGGAAGTCTAAATGATGCAATTAGTTTTTTACCTGTGATTACATCTTCTAAATCAATATTTGCGGCAATTGTTATGTTTTGGTTTCTTTGTTGTTGAAACCCACGTCCAAAGAATGGATTACCTTGTTCTCCACCAAAGAATTCGTTAAAGATATCTTCTACGTTTATATTATGTCTAGTATGGAAATGAGTATGTTGTTGACGAGCTTGATGTTGTTGCGGATCAGCAGTACCAAATTGATCATACATTGATTTCTTTTGAGGATCTTTTAGTACGTCATATGCTTCATTAATTTCTTTAAATTGTTCTTCGTTTCCGCCTCTATCAGGATGATATTGCATAGCTTTCTTTTTAAAAGCATTCTTTACATCTTTTCCTGAAGCATTACGGGGAACTCCTAGTATGTCATAGTAGTTGGCCATACTAGTACTTATCTTAATTTTTAATGACAGTTAAAATTGCTGAATGTTATCGTTTTCTTGGTATTGATGCACCAGGCTTACCAACATACAATCCAAAGAATGCCGCACCAGCACCAACTATAGTTGAGATAAACATAGCTTGGGCGTTCGTTGGATCTGATAATCCCATAAACCAAGATACTGATGTATAAAAAGCATAGATGTATGCCAACATAATAAGTCTAGGTATTAATCTAAACTTATCCATGATACCAGCTGTTTGGTTATACCAAGTATTATCTTCACCACCACTAGCTGGAACTAAATCTGCTTTATCTAGCTCATATTCTTTACTTGTTTCTTTTACTTGGATCTTGTCACTCACTTCTTATCTCCGTTCTTAATTTTTTTAATCTCTTCACTATTATTATGAATTGCTGATCTATTATTATGTGGAGTATGATCGAAGACAACTTTTTCTAATTTTAAAAATGGTATTCTATCATTAGGTACATAACGCCATATATAGTCGCCATCCCATTCACCACCTGTTTTAGTAATACCGAATACAGTTTCAGTCATTCCTATTTTAACAATTAAAGCTCTTTCACCATCAAGTATAACTTTATCACCTTCTTTAAATTGCGGGTTTAATTTAAATGCTATTCCTTTGGCAAGTTTAGTAGCCCAATCTTTAAACCAGATAGCAATCATTATGGATATTAATACTGCTATCCACGGCATTAATACGTCTGTCATTTGTAAAGACAGGTCGCTTAATTCATTCATTTTTTGCTCTCCAGCTTTTTAATGCGTTTATCCATAGCCTCTAATTTTTCTTTAAGGATAGGAAATTTTCGCATCTGTTTTTCTTCGTCTGTTATCAGTTTAATGTGGTAACGTTTAGCCGCCCAAGTGTATAATTCGTCTACTTTATTGTAGAACCATACACCTAGCTTTGTGCCACGGAACCATTTTTCAGTTGCGCCGCCTAAAATACTGCCAGCTATTGCTTTTACAAGAAAAAACCACATTTTTACTCCTTAATAATATAGTAGTATTTATCAGGATGTGGTTTATGGAATGACGTTGGTACTTCCGCCTCGATCGGTAGGTAATTGCTGTTCTTGTGTGTTATTATTAGTATCTGGCGTACCATCTGACGATACTCCTGTTCCTATACCTATATCAACTTGTTCGTCTGGTGTTCCGTTAGAAGTATTAGCATTTTGCTCAGCAATAGCGTCAGCTTCAGTGTGGCCGAAAAAACTTGAAGATTGTTCAGGTACTACAGGTCCACTTTTATCCTTTATATCTCCAAGATCAATTATAGTATAATCCTTATTAATTTTATGGTCTTCGGGTAAAATATATGGAACGTATTTTTGACGGTCTTCATTATCATCACCTCTATGTGACTTACCTTTTTTCTTAGGTGCAATTTTTACTGCAACTGGTTGACCACCGCGACTACTTTCAATGCCCATTAACATCTTATGTAATTTTCTATCATAAGGCATGATATAAGCACGTGGCTGACCCTTATTAGCTGTTAAGCCTAGTTGCACTAACCAACTCATTTTGTGTTCTTGGCTTTTCTTTGGTATTAACCATACGTAAATACTACCTTTTATATTTCTTTTTGGATTTGGTTCTACAATATACGAGCCAACAAGATAATAACTTTTATTATTAGGGTGGTCTGCATACGGAAATCCATAGATTGCTTTTAAGCCTATCCATGAACTTGCTATAGATAATAATAATGCTATAGTTATTATAGCTTTAACAAACCATCTAGTTTTAGATGAAGTAATAAAGATCCATAGTATTAGCGAACTAATTAATAGTAATACAAGTACTAAAAATACGTGACCTTGAATAACCATTAATTGTCTCCCTGGGAATCTAAGCCACCCATAGATTGAACTATTTGGAATGGAAGTTCATTAAGTTCTGTAATCTCACCGTCTTCATCTACAGTAAATCGTACAACTGTTTTTTCTTCACCCTTGCGAATTAAAAATACTTTTTTAAGATATACCAAACCATAAGGGTTTAGTTTTTCTATATTAATTATTATAGGTATTTGATCAAAGTAGTCTGTCTCAAGTACTTCGCTTCGTGGCACTCGTCTATATAAATGTACATTTACAATATATTCTCCTGGAATAATACCTCTAATTGTTACGTGTTCTACATTACGTCTAACAGTAACTTTTTTACCAGTTGTAAGTTGTACGGTATCATTAGACCTTCCTAGATCATCTCTATCTAGGTTCATTAACCCTCTATCTTTTTGTTTAAAGCCAACGACATTTCCAGCTGGATCTTTAACCCAAGTATCAATGTCATCTTCACTATTATCGGGCCATTGTGTAGTAATAATAAACTCTGCAATTACTTCTACATTAGATTTTTTAGCAACAGGATTTATTAATATAAAAGCTAAAACAAAAAGGAAAACGAAACCCACTAAGGTATTAAAAAGCAAATCAATGAATGCTATTTGAGAACCGTATGTTCTAATTCGATCAAGTCGAAGAAATCTCATTCCTGTACCTTTCAAGGTCTTGCTGGAGTCTAAAGTACTGGAATTTTAATAGTGTGCTTGTTATTAAACCTGTAAGTGTTGTGTACAACGCAGTAGACATTCCAACTGCCATATTTGCTAGTGCTTGTTGAACAGATGAAACGTCGGATATATTAATACCTTTAAACGCACCTGTTAACATTAATATAAAACCAGCAACCGTACCAATTAGCCCCATAGTTAATAATACATCTGAAGCGAACCATCCCGTCTCGTGACGTATATCAACGTTTTTAATTTCGTCTAATTCCTTATTTGCTAGTTTGCTTAATAACCAGGATTCATAACCGCAATGAACTGTCATGCCGTAGAAGATGGACAGGATGAAAAACGATAATTTCGTTTTATCATTTATCCAAAGGGTAGTGTGTACATCAAATAAAAGTAGGCCGATAGTCGCAACTATCAATAAACTGAAGAACCACCACCACTTCAAGAAGATAGTGTGTTTCCTTATAGCCGGTATGTCCATGACAATAGTATTTAGTTTTTTTTATTCCGGGGGGTATTTTTTAGAAAAAATAGGTATAGGATATACCTATTAAGTGTATAGATAATTATTTTTTATTTTTATCGTCTTCACCTTCGTAATATTCTTTATACTGATTAATTATTTCTCTTTGTTTAATAATATATGCTCTTATTTGTGCAAAATTTATACTAAGAGTTTCATAACCTTCATCTGTGAGTCCAAAAAGAACGGGATCGTGACCTGATTGTTTAACTT